TGTTCTGTTTTAATTAAATGTCTATCAGTTTCTATAGTAGAAGAATGCCAATATAATCCATTAATTTCCAATGCAAATTTATATTGCGGTAGATATACATCAAGTTCTAAATTTAAATTATCTAGAATCCCCTTAACATTGGTTAATACTTCAATGTTATATTCATTTAAAAATTCAATTAATTCTTTTTCATGAGAACTTCTATTACAATAATATTGAATTTCTATATCATGTTTAATTAAATAATCTATTACCGTTCCATAATATACATTCAAATTTTCTGCTATTTGTGTAGATGTTAAATTTTTAGTTACATACTCATTATACATATATTCATAATTTAATAATTTATTCAGTGCGCCAGGATTAGATTTTTCTAATTTCGATTTATTTAATATAGTCTTAATTTCTTTTCTTTGAGAATTAAACTCGTGGCCATATTTTTCTTTATTAGTTTCCTTCATTTTTCTAACTTTTTCAGTTTGATCTATGAATTTAAATTTACTCGTGTCTTTATTCTTATCCTTTAAATAACAATTTCCTGAACAATATTCAGATATTTCTTTTCTATCATTCAAGTGTTGATGTTCGTTTCCACAAGTTTTACATTTTAATAATGATGTATGTCCTGCGGATATAAATTTAAGTCTAGTTGTTAAATTAGTAGATAAATCTAAATAATGAGATAAATTTAATACTTCATCATGTAACAAAGTGTCTTTATTTTTTAATACAAGCAATTTGCGGTGTTTTACATTAGGAATTAATTGTTCAATTTTATCTACTAATTCTCTCATTATTACCTCAATGGTATCATCGGCCCCAGCCATTTACATTTATCACAATGATATCTGTATGGCGCGACTATTTTTAATCTATTATTTCTGCACGATGGACATAGAATACCCAAATCTACTAAAGGTGGTTTGATTTTAGTTCGTCCCAAAAATCCAAGAATTATTCCTATAATAAAATATATCATTTATCTTTCTTAAATATACTATTAAAAAATAAAATATTTTCATATATTTGTTGGGTTAAATTGGGATCATTAATAATAATTTCATTTAGAATATCAAGAAAGGTAATTTCATGATCAATCTTTTTTAAATAAATCTCTTCGTAACAGTAAAACATACTCGTAAATATTTTTTGATAATTAGATATAAAAAGATCAATTGCACGTCCAACATCCACTAAAATAGTAATATCATTTTCTGATAAATAATCATAATCAACATTATTATCTGCTTCAAATTTTAATGAAGTAATACATCGCCCGACATTCCCCATATAAATATGATCATTTTTCCTAATCATAGTATCAAAAAACATTTCATGATGATTTCTTTGTAATGAAACTCTATTTACGATATACATTATATTAGAAATATATTTACTGGAAAATGCCATATCTTCGGGAATGATTTTATTATTCAATAAATATCGAATGACATTATCAATTTTATTTAGATTATCATCAGTATATTTAACCATTATTAAAACTTGCCCCTATAATAAGTAACCCGATAATGAGTAAGAATACGGCATAGATAAATGCCACAGCATTTTCATATTTATTCAGTTCATTAAATATTTTCTTACCATTCAACATCAATATATCCTAACTCAGCCAGAGAATTAAATTCTGTTCCATTAACTACAGTATTATTTTGAATATGCCAATGTCCATGAATCCACATCTTAGGTTTATTAATATCCCAAATCATTTGTAGAGCATGTCGAGTAACACTGTTCCAATCAGAATAATTCCTATAGTCTCTATCTAAATTATAACAAAATGATTCTGGACAATCATGAGATATTACAATATCCAGAGGTTTCTTTATTTTTTCAACTTTCTTAATAATTTTATTCAATTCTTTATATGATAGTTGTTCATCTGGCCACCATGATACGCCTTCTAATCGTCTTTCTCTATCAATAGAGAATGCTCCACCAATAAATAAGCATGATTTCTTATCTGCTGTGGTATGCTCTGCAAATCCGGTAGTCAGTCTACCATCTGGAATCCATTTGACATATGGGCTATCTTTATATTGTTTACATACATCGGGACTATCATGGTTTCCGCGAATGAAATAATGTTTACCTTTAAGGTTAATTAATTCTCTATATTTAATATCAAATCCCATACCGAAATCGCCAACTTGAATAGATTTTCCATCTGGGCTATCGTTGGCGATTTTTACGTATTCAGAAACTTTTCCATGAATATCTCCAATAAATCTCAATATACTCTTCCTTTTTAAATATTAGATTGATAAATATGTATAACATATACAGATCTCAAACTTAATGCGACGATCATAATTACTTTTTAGGGGAAAATCGTCATTCCCCTAATTTTTTAGGAGTATACCATGTCAGCTTTAGATAGTCAACCATCAAACTATAATTTCTTATCATCAACAGGGTTTACATTTTTCGTAAAGAAACTTCCCACTACTAATTTCTTCACTGAGAGTGTGAATATTCCCGGAAAAAGAATTACATTGGCCCAACAATCAACACCTTTTATTAACATTAATGTAAATGGAAATAAAATGGTTTATAATGATTTGACTGTTACATTCATAGTAGATGAGGATTTAGAAAATTATCTAGAAATTTCTAATTGGCTAGATGGTTTAGGTGGTCCAGAGAGTTATGCACAAAGGGCAGAATTGATTAGTAAAAATTGGAAGGGTGAAGGTAAGGAATCTGATTGTATTATTAATATTTTAACTAATACGAAAAATCCTAATGTGCGGGTTACTATTTTAGATGCATTTCCCACGTCATTATCAGATTTTGTTCTTTCTTCAACTCAAACATCAGAGGAACATGTTGTTGCAACTGCGACATTTAAATATAAAAACATAAAAATTGAAAGAGTATAAGAATGAAATTAGATGATATTATTACATTATGGGAAGAAGACACTAAAATAAATGTAGAAGATATTGGTGGGGAAACATTAAACACTCCAAAATTACATAGTAAATATCTAAAAATATTCGCCAATGAATCTGCATTATTAAAGAAATATAAGACAGATCATAAAAAATTATACAGAATTAAATGGGAATATTATCTAGGATTACTTAGTATGGACCAATTGAAAGAATTAAATTGGGAACCATTTCAATATAAAATTCTAAAATCTGAATTGCCTATGTATTTAGATGGTGATGAAGATGTATCACAACATCTAATAAAAATGGAACTACAACAAGAAAAAGTTGGTGTATTAGATCAAATTATTAAATCTATTAATAATAGAAATTTTGTGTTTAAGAATTATATTGATTGGAAAAAATTTGAGAATGGAGTGAATTAATTATGACTACACTTACTATTAATTATTTTAATGAGGTTTACATAAAAGTTACTTCTGATGAACCTCATGTGGAACAGGAACTATCTGAATTATTAACATATGAAATTCCTGGTAGTAAATTCATGGCCAGAAAAAATCCAAAATATAAAAATTGGAATGGTAAGATTAAATTATATTCTAAACAAACCAAGAAAATATATTATGGATTATTAGATAAAATCATTCAATATGCTGCTGATAATTCATATGACATAGTTAATAATCTTCCTAAATCTGAAATTAACATGAATGACAATTCTATTCAAGAATTTATTGATTATCTAAAACTTCCTGTCACTCCTAGAGATTACCAAATAGCAGCATTCCTAGATTGTGTCAATAGTAATCGTCGCCTAATTGTTAGTCCCACAGGATCAGGAAAATCATTATTAATTTATATGTTATCCAGATATTATTTAAAGGGTATTAATGATAATAAAGTATTAATTATCGTTCCAACAACTAATTTAGTAGAACAGATGGCCGGAGATTTTCTGAATTATGGATATAAAGAAAATGTTCATAAAATCTATTCTGGTAAGGAAAAAAATACTGACGATACTATAACTGTATCCACATGGCAATCACTACAGAATATTGATCCTGAATGGTTCAAGCAGTTTAGCGTGGTGTTTTTCGATGAGGCGCATACCTGTAAATCACGGGTTCTAAGCTCCATACTTTGCTCTCTGGTGGCCTGTAAGTATCGCTTTGGGTTTACTGGCACCCTCCAATCAGAGGAAGTAAATATATTAGTATTAGAGGGATTATTCAATACTCACAATAAAGTTATCAGTAGTAAAGAATTAATGGATCGGGGGGAATTAGCTAATTTATCAATTGATATTATAATGCTTAATTATGATGATATCACTAAAAAACTGGCTAAGGATTTTGAATATCAGGATGAAATTAATTTCCTAATTTCTCATAGGAAAAGAAATTCGTTTATATCTGGACTAGTTCAATCTCTGAAGGGCAATACTTTAGTATTATTTAATAGGGTAGATGGCCATGGAAAATTACTATTTGACTTATTAAAAGATAAGATGGAAAATGTATATTTTCTCCATGGAAAGGTTGACGTTAAAGATAGACATGGGACTATACAGAAGGTTGACAATCTTGAAAATTCTGTTATAATAGCATCATATGGAGTATTTCAATTGGGTATTAATATTCCTAATTTGAATAATGCAATTTTTGCAAGTCCATCTAAATCTAAAATTAGAAATCTTCAATCAATCGGAAGAATTCTTCGTATATCTTCAAAGAAGAATAGTGCTAAATTATACGATATAGCCGATAATTTAGTCTATAAAGGTAAGAATAATTTTACATTAAACCATTTGTTTGAAAGGGTTAAAATTTACAATGACGAAGAATTTAAATACCGAACCCACCAATACACCATTGGATGATATTGATGGAATTGATGGAATTGATGGAATTGATGATATGGAACAGATAGAGGATACCAATGAGGAATCTTCCGATGAGGAATCTGGCGACGAAACTACCGATGAGGAAAATACTGAACAATTAACAGATTTTCTATTTGCTCCTATGGTCGTTAAATTGATGTGTGGCGATGAATTATTGGTTAGTAATTTATCACGAAACGGTAATTATATGATGGCAATTAATCCATACGTAGTTACTCGACAGATTATTAATAATACTCCTGCATTATTTCTATTGAAGTGGATGCCATATACTTTAACTAGAACTTTTCTATTCAGCCCAACATCAATTCTAACTGTCAATATGCCCAATCAAGAAATATTATCACATTATAAAACATGTCTAGAAGAGGAAACTATGGATGAATCTCAAATCACAACAAATAACTACTCCCACACGATTAACTAAACCTAGAAATCATTATATCAATAATAAAAAATTTCTAGAGGCATTTATTAAATATCAAAATGACATTAAAGAGTGTCAGGAAAATAATCTTAAAGTTCCACCTATTCCAAATTATATTGGGGAGTGCATTTTACTATTAGCGAATAAGTTAGCACAGAAGTCTAATTTCTGTAATTATCCGTTTAAGGAAGAAATGGTATCTGATGGAATAGAGAATGTTTTTCTATATTTGCATAGTTTCAATCCTGAGAAATATGATAATCCGTTTGCATATTTCACTGAAATCATTAAAAATGCATTCATCAGACGAATCCAAAAAGAGAGAAAGCAAACGTATATCATTCATAAGATAACGGAATTTCAGACATATTCAAATTTGAGAAGTGAAAATCCCTCTGAAATGAATGATGATGATTTTGTCGAGACTTATGAGAATATGTTAAGTGAAAAGAGACGAAAGGCAAAAGAACGTCAGAATGAAAAAAAGATGCAAGAATGTTAAAATAGTTCTTGACACCATCTTTTTTAAGTTGTATACTAAACTGTGGTTTTATGAATAAGAATAAGGAATAACTGTTAATGACTATAATCAATAAGGAAATGGGTAACATTCCACCTATCATTGGACAATATGTTAGAAACATGTTTGATACAACAATACGTGAGCATGTTAGAGATAATTATCGTGATAACATACATTCTGTATTAGAATTATGTCAGGAAGCTCTTAAAGAGTATGATAAGAAGAAATCACATAATAGAATCTTTGGTAATAACAAGAATCGAAAATAATATGGCTAATGAAAATAAAATAGCTATTCTAGGTGATCTTCATTGGGGTGCTAGATCAGATAGTATTCATATTATCAATCACTTCAATAATTTCTTTAGTAAAGTATTCTTCCCTGAATTAGATAGACGTGGTATTACTAAGGTCATTCAATGTGGTGATCTAGTTGATAGACGTAAATTTATCAACATTAATACTGCTCATGCTATTCATGAATATTTTACCAAGGAAATAGAGAAAAGAAATATTTCCCTGGATATTGTTATTGGTAATCATGATACCTTCTATAAGGGAACGAATAGTGTTAATACATTGAATATTCTCTATAGAAATGCTCCTGATAATATCAAATATTATTCATCCCCAGCAGAAGTTATTATTCATGATAAACGATTTCTATATGTTCCCTGGATATGTGATGATAATGAACAATTATCTTATGAGTATATTCATAATTCTAAATCTGACTATATGATTGGTCATTTGGAATTATCTGGATTTGAAATGAATAAAGATAATTTTTCCGAGGAAGGTATGTCACATAGAATACTCAGTAAATTTAAACAAGTATTCACTGGACATTATCATCATAAATCAACAATTGATAATATCACATATGTTGGAACTCCATATGAAATAGTATGGTCTGATTATGACGATCCACGGGGATTTATTATATTAGATTTGGATACTGGGGAAACTGAGTTTGTTCAAAATCATTATTCCCTATTTCATCGAATAATCTATGATGAGAAAATTATTAATAATGCAACATTTCCATATGAAAAATATAAAAACACCTATGTAAAAATTGCCGTAGTTAGTAATAAGAAAAAACATAAGTTAGATGAATTTCTTGATAACTTCAATAAAGTTGAAACAATTGATCTACA